GGGATATGTATTCCAATAGCACCTACAAGACTAAACCAGCCAAGATTTTCGCTCAGATGGCGTCTGAATTAACTCAACTCGCAAGTAATCATTCTCCCTCTCGAGGTATAGGACAAATATCGGAAGGATTAAACACTCTTTCGACTGTACCTTTGGTAGGAAATATTTTTACGCGGCCGGCATGGATTGCTTCGACCACTAGCAATATTCTTAAATTGTTTGGCTATAGTAAGCCAACTGTTCAAGGTTTGCCGTGCGAGTCTAAGTTACGTGGTCAGGCGCGAATGGCCAATTACGATGGTGCGGATTCTTCACACAAGCTCGCATTATCAAGTACAAATGAACTTGAAACGAAATCTGGTCTTGCAGGTTCTTCAGCCGATGAGATGGATTTATCGCATGTGTTATCAATCCCCAACTTTTGGGATAGATTTACATGGTCTGCAGGAAGTGTGACAGATACTGTCCTTTGGGACAACTATGTCACACCTTTCAAAGTCAAAGCATATTCATCTACCATCACTGATAGATTTCGTTGTACTCATACTGGTTATGTAGCGAATGCGCATACCTACTGGAGAGGTAGTTTGGTTTATACATTTAAATTTGTTAAAACCCAATACCATTCCGGTAGATTGCGCATCAGCTTTATACCATTTTATTACAACGATGATATCAGTGTTGGAGACCCGGACGTGTCGCGAACTCAAAAGATCATCGTGGATCTCCGAACATCAACCGAAGTGTCGTTTACTGTACCATATGTCTCTTCCCGACCATGGATGTTTTGCATTAGGCCAGAGTCAGCGCTTTTGGGCACTGAAAATAGCATGATGTACAACGCTGTGACGGGAATTGTGCGAGTAGAAGTTTTAAACACCCTGGTAGCCGCCAACAATGTTTTCCAATCTATTGATTGCATTGTTGAGGTGAATGGTGGACCCGATCTAACATTTGCGGGCCCAACTTGTCCTTCATACGTACCTTACAGTGGGACCTTTACTGCACTCGATACAGCAAAGAAAGCTAAGGAGTTCAAAGCTGAATATAGTAGAGAACCCCAAGTAATCCAAGTTGGAAGAGAACGCAGAGAGGCCGCACCCTATGGGAACGAGGCATTACCAGATAAAATTATCGCACAGATGATGGGAGCTGATGAGGCCGTGCAGCGAAATGATGCGCAAAAGGGTGTACATCCTATGCCCATTGATACGCATCGTATCACTGCTAATTGGTCTCCTGAGGCTCATTGTATTGGTGAGAAGATTGTTTCAATTAGACAGATTATCAAGAGGTTTGGTTACCTATTGGGTTTCGATTCTACACAGGCGGTAGATGCTAAACCAACTGCCGCAGCAATTGCGCCATTTTCGGTGCAAACACCTGTGAGCGCGGTTCCTAGCACAGCAGACCAGACGGGAATTAAGAATATTTCAATGTTTGAATATTATTATTTCTTATATGGTTTCTGGCGTGGTTCCATGCGAATCAAACAAGTTTCCCAAATCAAACCTAGAACATCAGCTGGTGTTACCGTTGGTTACACTCCTCGAGTATCATGGTGGGTGAATATGTTCACGAGTCTACAGGACACGTGGAATGATATTCAAATCCAAATGGTAAACGGGTCAGTGTTATCCAATATTACCCTTCCAAATTCAACTTGGAATATGGGGCAATCAACACAGCTAATTGATAATCAAGTCGAGGGAGTGTTGGAATTTGAAGTACCATACTACAATATTTCCCATATCTCTCCTGCAACAACTTTTGATCCAACATCAAAACCAGTCGATGCAAATTCGGCACTTCGTGGACATGTTCCACCCACTTTGGTAACCGTGCATTCCCAAAATTCATTGAACAATGGAGATATTAACACGATGTTCTTCCACTATTGGAGAGCACCGGGTGATGATTTCTCATTCATGTATCTTGTTGGCGTTCCTCCTCTAGTGAATGTCCTGCGTGGTCAACCAACCTAAGTCTTTAACATCTAATCTATTCATAAAATACGATGTAGTTTAAAATTA